CAAAACCTCAGGAACGTTACTCCGACGATCCGGGAGCATACGACGACAGTAAGTGACTGTTACGTCCTCACCGTCATAGTAGTCTCGGCCGCATGATTCCCTGAACCTACCGGTCCAGAAAGATTTGCGGGAGTTCACTTTTAGACCGAAGTCTTCTAGTGCCTCAACGACGGAACGCACATGTTCCACGGGGACAATCAAGTCGTCCCCATAGACGCGCACCCTACTACGAAACGACTGAACGTCGTTCATAGACAGAGGCCTGTTAAGCGAACGCTCTAACCCCACGAAGATTATGGTCAAGAAGACCATTGCTTCCACGGGAAAGGTCGTTGCTGAACCCATAGACGCAAACTTGGACAAAGAAACTATACCATGTCCAGGCACGTCCGCCCGTAAAGATCGACAATCCTGCAAAGCCTTAAGCAAATTTGGCCAGGCAGAAAAAACCTTCTTCACGAGCAGATTGGAAACACGGTCACTTGCTTCGCTAAGATCAAGAGTCGCAAGACTCCGATCTCTGCTTGCAATCCGAGCAAACTCACGGTTTGGAATTTGATCGGTAAAGCCCACCATCCCTCTGAGGTAGTCACTCCTCTCGAGATGGTCGACGAAGCATTCCATCAAGCTTTGTTGTGCATATTGCATACACGTAGGCTCGATAGCGATGATTCGTGGTGTTTTCAACGTTTTAGGAACAGAGATTACCTTGACGGGTAATTCCTGCCCAGGTTCGACGAAGTCTACTGACTGAAGTCCATCGTAGAATCCCCAGTTGGGGATGATGAACTCGGCTGCGGGGAAGGATTCCTCGAGTCGGTCAGTCCAGGTGGCCCAGATATACTTGTCGTTGCCGACGCGTTTATCTGCGGTTGCACCTGGTCCATGCTTGGGAACAAGATTGCCCTCATAAACCAGAAGGTCAATGAGGCTACAATCATGAGCCCAAAGAAGGCCAGAAATACGCTCAAGCTGAGAGAAGTCTCGGCTTGAGGCATTCTCTGACCACGTGGTGACTTCGTGCTCACATTGGATGTACTGGTCATAGGCTCTGCTTTCTCGTTCTGTTGAACAAGGCAGCAGAATCTTCTTGAACATCAGAGTGATCTGACGTATAAAGAAGATTGCTTCCGTTGACGGTTTATCCAATAACAGACCACTTTCGCGATCAAACACGAGATCTAGGAAACCTCCAAAAAGTAGGGGGAGACCTGCACGTTTCCGAAAAGAAGGAAACATGTCGGGATCAACCTGGCCCTGGTCGAGACTTCTCTCGAAGTCCGAACAATAAGCCGGGAGAGTTATCGTTAGAAACGATAGCCCTTCGTGTTCTACTCGACTAGAGATCGTTTCAAAATCTCTAGTGGCGCTAGTGCAACACCATGTACTTGCATCTGCAAGTACACACTGCAGAAGTGACATAAGGCTTTTCATCTTAGCTCCTAGGAGTTACAGATCCATAGCCTATAGT